CTCCCAAACAAGGCATCTTCAAACCTACCGGTTCACAGTAACCGAGTGTGGTACCCTTCTCGGGTCAGAGATGTTAGCCAATGCACGATGTCAGGCACGTCGCACTTAAAGCCGATCACGACAGCGCTCCCACTAGACTTCGTATTATATACACAGTATAAATACATGGGGTTTATTGTCTACGCTGTCGACCGGGCTATACTCGCGTAACCTGACAATCCGTCATGCACGGATCTCCCTATTACCGTGTGAGGTAGCATATACCCTCACACTTCACACCGATCTGCCAAGGAACCTGGGTTCTCAGAGTCGAAACCTATATCATATCGACTTTAAGGGCTGGTAGATCTACATTAACCGTTCGGGACCACCCGAAACTGACCGTTTCGAGCGCGTTAATCAGCTCCATAGGATGCAATGATGTCGACAGGGCCTTTCTCCGAAGAGAAGCAAAGTTCGACACCACAGCTTTAAGCTGTCCTTCGCCATCACGTTCTGCCTCAAGGGCGGGCCAATTCACCCGCATCAACCCAATAGAGTCTCCTGTTCCACCCTCTATCCACTCGGCGCCTAGCGCCATCATCGTGGTATCCTCCTCCTCGGAGAGGGATCTTAGAGTTTGGTCGGATTCTACATGTTTGAGTCGAAGACTGCCTTGTCCCGTCCGGACATAGGCAGCCACCTTGAGCTGTTGCTCGGAACATGAAGGTTCCCGAGTCAACGGAAGTCCATATCCCCCCGACGATCGTGGCAAAAACCACGACATACCGGGGGGCAATCGATCGAGTTCATCTCTATTATACTCGATAAACCGGGACAAGAGTCGGTCAGCCATTGGCAGCTCATGGCCTCTCACGAGGCTGTGAGCTAGACCTGCCAAATCTGACGCGTACTCCCCGCCACCGAACAGTCGACCAGAGTAAGAGGTCCGCCCCCTTCCCTTCATAAGTCCTAGATTAATGAAAGGAATGAAGCGAGCCATCTTCTCTTCTTGGCCAAAGAAGTCCACCCTCTCAACTCGATAGAGCTCCGAGTTGATCATAAGGTATTTCGATGAGAAATAATTCTTCCCCACCGAGTAGGTAAGGCCGCACTGTGCGGTAACTCCCTTCCAGACTTCATACTGCTCTTTGGACATGCCCATAAGGATGTCATCTCCGTTGATGAGCATCGGAAGAGCCCGCAGGGGTTTCCGAAGCTCCGGATCAAGAGCCAGGCGACTAGCCGCCGCATTGATAAGGCATAAAAGTATAAAGCTCAGAGGACTCCCCATCAACTGTCCCCAGGTTTGAGGAAGCGAGTCAAGCTCACTGCTCTCTCCCTTCAGGCAATGCCCGTAGGAGAGACGGTGGTGAACGAGACTAGCTCTCATCTGGGGCGTCGGAAAGAAGCCCAATCTCTGTGCCAAATAACAGAATGCCCAATCAGTAATCTCCGGGTCGAGATTATCTGTTGCGGACTCATAGTCACCTGAAACGAACCAGTCATTGGGATTACACTTCTGCAGGAAAGAGTCAACAATCTCCTCCGAGCAGGGTCTCCCCACCAATTGAAAGGTGGGGTGCATGGACATTCTTTTCCAGAGTTTCCCTTGCAATCCCTTCGCCACCCAGTATGCTCCAGCCTCACCCTTTGTAATTACTCGAACCTTAAATGGTTCACAGAGCGCCACAGGCGCCGCAGCCACGTCGAATAAGGTTAGTGATGACTCGTAGTACTCTAAGAGTGCAACTCTTAGGTCTTCCGGGTCATAACGCGACCAAATTTCGACCAACTGTGTCTCAGAGCCCTCCCTAATAGAGAGGAGTGTTGGTGAGATCTGTATCCGTTTTTCGCGGACGATAAATTTAAGGGCCCCACCCTCCTTGCGGGGGGATTCTATGTGGGATCTGAGGCTGGGCACACGTACGGGCAACTTATTTGACCGTCTAGTAGGATAAACCTCGCAAATCGTTTTTGCGAGGCTACGATAGATCGTCTTCGTCTTCACCGCCTTCTTTGGCGGCGCCCGGGAGCTAGTTAAAGCCCTCCGGTGTTTCTCAAGCGTTTCAGTAACGAAATCGGTTGGTACGTCGTTCGCGACTCTCTTTATCCCCTGGAGGAGAGAGTCTGCAAAACGTGCCATCCTTTTCCATCCACCGTGGATGAGAAAAAGCTGAAGTCGCCTAAAGCGTCCCCCTAGCAGGAACCCTTCCTTGTCGCCATACCACCAAGTGGGCGTGGCCGGCAACTCATCTTGCATGTAGCGGGCAAAGATCCACGAGACCTGGTGTTTCCACCATTTCTCGGCTTTCCCTGCCCACGCAAGAAGGACTGTCTTTCGGAACAGTCGGAATAGTTCCTTTTCGTCGAACGGAATCTCCTCAAGGACAAGGAGCTCGTTCAGCCCTGCGCACAAGACTTCCGCGCGTTCGACATCCTCCAAGAGGATTATCGTGACGTCATCAAAAGTGTGCGTTCCGCATTCCACTAAGGAGTGGATGCGCTCCAATACTAGCTCTCCGAGGGTATCACCTAAGGGGATCGACAGATTGGGGTCGACCAGGTTACGCACGTCGTGGCCTGTAAATGGAGGGAGGCTCCATTCGTGTCTTACGCTCTTGGATAGACCGAATGCCCCTTCTACCAGCCGGGGTATCAAACTTTGATATCTCTTCGTTTGACGTTGCAACTTATGGACTACGGACTTCATCCGTATTGGTTCTCGTTGCAAATG